ATTTTTTTCTTTACAAAAATCTATTATCTCTTTTGTATCTGACATATTACCAAATAGATGTGGATAAACTATTGCTTTGACTTTATCCGAATACATACGTTTAATACTATCTAATGACATATGATATGACGATATGTCAATTTCACAAAATACAGGTGTTGCACCGACCATAGATATACAAGACGCAGTAGAAATCCAAGAAAAATTAGTTGTCAATACCTCATCGCCTTCTTTTATATCTAAACTTCTTAAAGCAAAATGTAATGCGTCTGTACCATTACTACACACCACAACATACTTTCTACCTGTGTATTGTTTAAGTTTGTCTTCCAAAAATTCAACATTACCTTCTTGTTCTTTTTGCATTGACTGATCAAAAAGTTTTAAATATTCTTCTTTATGTTTTAAGTATTCTCTATCCCAACCTGTCATATATAAACTCCGCTATAACTTCATGGCCTTTTTCTGTTGGATGTCCATCAATTTCAGATATTACTAAACCTGGTATACTTTTATAATCTTTGTCCTTTATTGTTTTTTCTTCAACATAAAATCCTGAAAAATCTTTTATAGTTGGCCATCCTAAAAAATTATTGGTATTAATAGAAGATTCATATTTAAGTAATAATTGTATTAGTTTTTTTCTATCTTTTACAGGATCACCTGGATAATTGTATCTTGGCATGAAGTCTGGGAAGTTTTCAGGATTTTTCAGATAGGCTGCTACTTCGGTATCTCTTTTATGTAAACCATTTAACCAACCATCAAAAAGAGAAATCATTTGAAATTGTTTATATGGTATATTATGTACCTCACATAAGTTTTGAAAACTAATAAAGTATCTCAAACTTTTTTTTGTCCAATAAAAAACATCACCTTTTTCATTCACTCTATCATTACGCCAATAATCTCTATCAGTTTTAAAATAATCTTCATGTGTCTGATAATCTCTACGTTGACATTGTGACCAAGCTGCAATTGCTAATCCAATATTATCTGAACCGTTTTCATTTATGTAATCAACAAATCTACTATAAATTTGTTCTTGTCCAGAACCAGAAAATGCTAAGTTAACTAATTGCATATCTAATTTTTTAGCAATAATTTCTGGCCATTTAGGAAAAGATACATCTAGTTCTGGATGCACAAATGTTTTAAAATTTGAGTCTGTAAAACTATCACCACCAACTAATAATATTTTTTTCATAATAACTTTAAAAGATTTTCTATTTTATTTTTACTTTGTGTTAAACAAATTGCAGGTCTATTCCGATAAACACTACCACCATCTTTTTTGTATTTATCTCTTAAATAAATGACTTCTTTTCCTAACCATTTACATTCTTGTACTAATCTTGGTGCAGGATCAAAGTTTGGTTTTGTGTAAACATAAGTGTCAAATATACCTAACAGATTTTTTACTGGAACATAAACGTGATTTAAGTTATTATTTAAATACTTGTCTTTGTAGGCTATAATACCATGTGATGAATAATCTGTTATATATTTTTCTACTTCTTTATAGTATATTTCATTTGTACCTAAAAACAGATACTTAAATTGTATATCTGATTTAATTGGTTTGTATATGTCAAAGTTTATTATTTTTTCAAATTGTTCTCCTGTACCATTAGGATAAACATCATAATCGCATAAGTCATATATCTTTTTTGGTTTAAAATAGTCTATGGCATTTGAATATTCTATAGGATGATTTTCTGAATATACAGATATGAGATTCCCACTAAACAATAAATGTAGTGTGAAAAGTTGATCTTTTGTGTATGAGCCTTTGTTTAAGTATGCTAGCGTTAACATACTTCTTCCCAGTATTAATGTTATATCGTTTGATGAAGGTGTGTAAAAGTTAAATACCACATTTTCGTATTTTATGTAGCATTCATTAATAGCATTAATATAGTCTTGTTGAGAAAAGTGATGATGTGTCAAAATAATCAGTTGACTTTTAATGCCAATTGAGTTAAGATAACAACAATGTTCATAACTATAGTGAAGAAGGCCATCACCAGGTTTACTTGTGCATACTATATTTACAGTTTTCATAGTTTATTATAACATATTTCGTCAAATCCGTCAACTATTTATTAACTAAATAACTGTATGAGTTATAATAGTTTGTTATCATATGGTGATATAATACCATTGAAAATCACTTGTAATGTAAAAAAATTGTTTGATGAAATTGAAGGTTATAGTTTTAGTCAATATAATCCTAGAAAAGACATTAAAAGAACAGCTTTAAGTATTACAAGTTTAGATGGTTCAATCAATGGTGTAGATTTAGATTCTATTAAAGAATATAATATTGAGAACAACACAAAATATAATGAGATGTCATTTAATCAGTTTACTAAAGTATATAGAGATAGTTTAGAAATACAAAAAGTAGTCGAACCTTTTAAAGAATATATTGGCAGATCGCATATATTACATTTACCTGCTGGAGGTTATTTTCCACCACATAGAGATGTAGCAAGTTTTAAAGAAACTCAACCTAGTTTTAGAGTTTTAGTTCCTTTAAAAAATTGTAACTCACCAAATTTATTTTTTATGTATGAAAATCAAATATTAAACTTTGAACATGGTAGAGCCTACTTTGTAAATACTAACAAAGTTCATTGTCTGTTTTCATACTCAAATAGTTATATGATTGTTTTGAATGTATTAAGTAATCAAAACTCTCACAAAATAATAGGAGACAAACTTTTGTTTGCATAAATAGTCTTATGAGTTATACAGTAAAATTAGTTCAACAAAGACCAAATACTGGTGTAGAATTTTTTAATCCGTCAGAAGCGGTCATCAATAAACTTGAAGAATATAAGTCTTTAGGTAAAATTATTAGTTATGATCTTTTAAGTACTTCGGCTGATCAATTAGTAAGAACATTATCAGTCGTTTATAATAGTATTGAAGATTATACTTCAGCAATAAATGAAGATGTTTTTGTAGAAAGTGCTTCTTTACGTGAATTATATTGTGATGATAATTCTATATCTTGGAGTGTTGAACAAGTAGAATAATAAAATGAATATTTTGGTTATGATATTACTAGGCTTTGTCTGGTATCAGATTATAGCAATTTTTGGTCTTTCTATAGGCCTTCACAGAAAATTTGCTCACAATCAATTTCAATCTTCTAAACTTTATGAAGTAATTTCTTTGTATCTTGCTATGTTAGCAGGTTCACGTTCACCATTAGGATGGATTGGTGCTCACAGAATACATCACAGACACTCGGATACAAAATTGGATCCACATTCACCTACATACAAAGGTTTTTGGAATGTACTTTTTAATAATTGGAAAGTAAAACAAATACCAAGAAATTATGTAAGAGATTTATATAAGAATCCTAGAGTAATGTTTTTTCATAAACATTGGTTAAAGTTACATATTGCAACTGCTGTGATAACATTACTTATAAGTTTTAATGTATTTTTTATATTTGTATTATCACCATTTGTTTTAGGGTTTTTTAGTTATGGTATATTTAATGCATTAGGACACAAAGACAATAAAGCTGTAACAAATTATTTTATCAATTGTTTATCTGCAGGTGAAGGACACCATGATGTACATCATAACAATCCAAAAGAAATACAATTGAGTAAATATGATATATCAGGTATAATAGTTAAAAAATATTTTATATAATGAATTTTGATAGAAATAGTAGCGTAGAATGGGTGTCCATGAACTTCAATGTTCCATGTGATACTATATTAAAAGAATACAATTCAATAAAAGACAGTTTAATAATTCATAGGCCAGAAGATGGTCATAAAGATTGGTTTGCTGTAACTCTTTATGGTTTTGGTTCTGACAAAACCAATAGTCATTGGGAATATAGACAAAAGGGATTAAAACCTTTTGTCACAGATATAGGTGAGAAATGTCCTGAAACTATTAATTGGGTAAAATCTTTACCTTACGCTAGAATAGATGACATAAGATTTTTAGTTATAAAGCCTAAAGGTTACATTGCAAAACACATTGATATACCTGAACAGAATTGGCTTGAACCTTTAAATATAAGTATTACCTATCCTAAAGGTAATAAATTTATTTTAAATAATAAAGAGTTAAAATATGAACCTGGAATGAGTGTGGTTTTAAATATTCATTATGAACATTATGTTGAAAATAATTCTGATGAAGAAAGAATACATTTATTAGTGCATGGTAAAAAAAAGAAAGAGTTTTGGAACAATGTTAAATCCTTTGCAGAGTCATAAACCAGCTATAAGTACTACATTTATACCTAAAGATAGACCTGATATTATTCAACAGTTAAATAAAATAACTTTTAATAGTAAAGATGCTCTATATAAAAATTATGTAGAAATGAATTGGTTATCATTTGAGGCAATTAGTATATACACAATAAAAGATGAAATTGTAGGATTTTCAACTATATTAAAGAGAGATAAATATTTTGATAAAAATGAAGTGAGAATATTAAACAGATATTATGAAACGCTTAAAATGAGAAGAACATCAAAAGTAATAGCAGATGATCATGTCTGTGAGATGGTTTTACAACAAATAGATACAGCAAAGAAATTAGGTTATTCTAAAATCTTTATTAGTAGAGAAAAGTCTTTGCGATACTTTAAAAAGTTCATACATATTTTAGGACAAAAAACAAATACTGTTTGGAATGTATCTAATACAAAAATACGAGTTTCAAATGGAAGTGAGCAATACAAGGCAAACTTATGTTAAAAAGAGATCGATTACCACCATTTAAAAAGTTACCTTATACATTTGACTATGAGCGAATTAATGCTATAGTGAGAGATATGCCAATACAAGAAGATGACTTAAAAGTAAAAGAAGGATATGGTGATCTTGTAGGTGGTAAAAGTGCAAAACTTCAAAAAGCATTTGGATTAAAATTTACTACAATAGAAGACGCATATCAATTTTTAGTTAATAATGATGTAGCTGAATCTGAATTATATAAAAACGAAAGTCAAATAACTAAAGCACTAGGCGGCAAACGTATGGCATGGGATTATAGAAGTTACGTTAAACCATATGAAAATTACATTGTAAAAGACAAAGATGGTAAGTACGAAGTTAATGGTTCTCCATATAAACAGATAGCACTTACAGAATATAATCCTGAAATGGAAGATCGTGTTTATGATAAAAAGATACCTAAAACACGATTAGATGAACGCCATTACAATAAAGTAAAAGATTGGGTAAAAGGAACATACCTTGAAAAAGTATTAAAAAGTTTTAAAGCTGAACATACAAGAGCAAGAATTGCTGTTATGGATCCAGGTGCTTTTATTGGTGACCATATTGATTATAATACTGACTATTCTGTACGCTATCATATACCTTTAACAACAAATAAAGATTGTGGATTTCATGTCATTGATAGAAATGGTGTAAAACATGAACAAAAAATGCTACCAGGAGAGTGTTGGTTTTTAAATCAAGGTCTTAAACATAGTGCATGGAATAAAGGAACAACTACAAGAGCTCACATTATTATTTCGTTTTTAACACAAGAGGACTTAGATGTCTAATTATATTGAAACTAATTATAATACTAACAAAGAGTTTTTTAAATCATACATTAATGATCAATGGGAAGATAGTAATGTATTATATAAAGAATATATGTCTTGGAAAAATAATAAATTTTTTGTACAAGAAATAAAAGATTTTGATAGACCTTTATTAAGAGAAATAAAAAATATATGGAACTATTTAGGAATAAGACCTAAAGAGTGGAGATGTAATTTTTTTAGAGTGTTGCCAGGTGGAGAATTACCTTTACATGTTGATGTTTTAAGTAAAAGTTCAGTTGTTATTCCAGTAACAGAAATGACAGGACCTTTATACTTTGATGATGGTACTGAAGTTTTATATAATAACATGACCGTAATTAATACAAAAGTAGCTCATGGTGTCAAAGCACCTACAATTGAAAGAATAGTTTTTCATATGGGTTTACATGATGTATATTTTAAGGATATAAAAATAAATGATAAATGATTTTAATAATCCAAATGAAACACTTTGGGATAATATTTTTCCAGAGGAAGATGTGTATCAAATAGAAAACTTTTTTGATAAAACTGAAGTAAAGTTTTTAGTAGATTGGTATTACAAAAATAGACATAGTGAGGGTTGGTATATACAAGAAGGTAATCTTTCTTATATTGAAAATGGTCACTTATATGATGAAGTACAAGAAATATTAATACCTAAGCTTACTAAACACTTTGGTGAGTTTAGATTATATAATCAAATTAATAGTGATAAGTATCCACATTCAGCAGATTTTTTTATAGAACAGACTAAAATATTTGCACCTCATACAGATGCCATAACACATATTCCTAAATGGCTTACTCAAAAAGATATAGTAATACCTTTGTGGATAGAAAACGATGCTGAAGTATTTACATATAACTTTAATCAAAGATGTTATAGAAGATCAACACATTTTAGAAAAGGATCAAAAGATACAGGATTAAATCTTTATTCAAATGCGTTAAGAGAAACGTATAATATAGATGGTGTTAAATATCTAAATGGTAATGAGATTGATTGGGACTTTATAGAAAATCATATTGGTGATAGATTTTCTCCTACTTATTTTGAAGGTATGACTGTTAAAAGTATTGAAAAAAATGTACCTGGAAATGCAATTGTTAAAGATACTGCTATTATTCATGGTCCATCAAACTATCATTTAAAAGGTGCAAAGAAAAAATTAAACATATCAATAAGACTTTTTAAGAAAGTTGAAGATTGGAATCCTAATACAATTTTTAGTGTAAAAGGTTTTGAGGATTCAAAAAATAAAAGAAACTATTATAATGATCAAGCTTAAAACTGATAAACCATTTACAGACGAAGAATTAAAAGATATGGATATTATTCATAATTCAGAAACAAAAAAGTTTACAGATCAATATGACTCTTCTTATGTTATAGATAATTTTATATCCGAAAATGAAAGAGAGATATTAAATGACTTTTTTTACATTGCATTTGAACAATATGGTGAAAGTATAAACAATCATATTTACAGAATAACTTATCCAATGAAGTATAAAGTTATTTCAGATATTATAAGACCTAAAATTTATGAACACTTTGGAAATGACATAATATTTTATAGTGATATAAGCACAGACGTAACCAGTGTTGGTGATCAATTTTTTAAAGCAGTTAAACCATATGGACTACATACAGATAGTGTAACTCATATTGATGGATATAGACCTTATAAAGATATAATTATTCCTATCGAATTAAATGGAACAAGTAAAAGTTTATACGTTACTTTTAATCAAAGATATAGAGGCCATGCTACAATGTTTATGAATGGTAGAAGTATATCTAACTTTCCTAATTATCATAATGTTGTAAAAAAACAATCGTATAAAGATTATGGTGTTGAAAATATAGATGAGTCAAACAAAGATAAAAACAAATTAGAAACTATAATGCCTAAACATATACCTATATCCGTATATGATGGTTTATCAATTGAAAAAATTTTAAAATGGGAACCAAGACATGCTTTAGTTCAGGACACTTCGGTATTACATGCACCAACTGATTTTAATAATGAAGGTGCATCTTATAAAATAGGATTGACTTTACATTTAATGAAAAAAGATAGTAGTTATAATAATTCTATAAAAGGATATTACACTACATGGAGTAAATATACAAAACCATTAATAAAAATTGTATAAATAGTAATATGGCAGCAGTAGCAAATTTAACGATAGATCAAGGTGCTTCTTTTAGTTCATCTGTAACAGTAAAAGACGCAAATGGAGACGCATTTGATTTAACTGGTTTTACAGCAGAAGCTAAAATGGCGTTGGGTTATACTTCGACAAGAACAAGAACCACAATAACAACGACATTAGATTCTGATAGAACAACAGGCATTATTAATCTATCTTTAACTGCAGCTCAAACTGCGGCTTTAGACGCTCCTGCTAGATATGTTTATGATGTAGAAATAACATTGACAGCAGACAGCTCGGTAACAAGAGTCATAGAGGGAATTATAACCGTACGACCTAACGTGACTACATAAATAAATGAACAATAACATATGTTAAGGAGTAAATTAAAATGAGTAGTGAATTGAATACACAAAAAACTGAAACTGCACCTCAGGTGCCAAGTATCTTTATCAATGGTAAAGAGTACAAACAAAACGAATTATCGGGTGATTGTTTAAACGCTATTGCTGTAAGACAAGATTTACAAGCAAATAGAGTTAGACACGTGTTAGAAGTTGAGAAAATTGACGTTCTAACAAAATATTATGACGATAAAATTGAAAAAGAACTTGCAAAAAAAGACGACACTAAATCTGCAAATGGTGCCGCAACTGCGTCAAACGTAGCAACAGCTGCTGACGCAAAAACAGCAAATTAATTCAATAAATTTCAACATATATCCTCTTAATTATATAAATATATAAATATAAGTATCTTGTATAAAAAGAGGGTATATGGCAAACGTAACAGCAAAAATTAACGCAACAACAGCAGCGGGTCCTAAACAGGTTTCCGTAACCGTTCCCGCAACTACAACAAAATTAAACAGATTACAAGACGTAGATGTGACATCATTGGCCGATGGAGCATTACTTCAATATGACAATAATACTAAAAAATGGACAAGTAGAAATGATATAATAACCGATAGTGGTGGTGATTTGATATTAAACGGTGGCACATTTTAACAGGAGAGAGAATAAATGGCAACAATAATCAAAATAAAACGAACTACAGGTGCTACTGCTCCTAGTGGTTTAAATCAAGGAGAGTTGGC